AAACTCTCGATGCGGGTCCATCAGGTATCGTGTCAACATCGTAATCAAGCGGTGTAGAATTAAGCTCTGTCAGGTCGTCGCTACCCTTTGTGATACGAAGGAGAATATCTCCAGATGTTGCAGCCGCATTCATGAACCCAACGATCTTTGATCTACTGATCGCGTCGAGGACCTTGCGGGTCTTGTCGTTGTCATCGACACCGGGTGAATCTTTTCCTGCTGTGTATATCGTCGTCGCTATTATGTCAGTAGATCTTAGAACGGTCTTTGCGATGGACAGCCAGAATCCTGGTGACTCGTAGACACCCTGTCTTCTTGCGAAATTGTCATCGCTGCTGAACATGATCTTTAGTCCCGCTCTCACGCAGCTGGAGTAAGGATATATCGTGGGAATAAACACAGTCCGCTTTATAAACTCATACTTGGCGAGCTTGCCAACTCTAGTTGAGTAGCCCTTCGGATAAGGACCAGCACCCCTGTTGACGTTCTCAGCATTTGCAATATAGTCTAGGACTTTTGGAATAGCCTCTTCTACACGCGTAATCAGGAGGCTTATGGCAGCTGCAGCTTGTGCTAGAATAACGTTGGAGTTTGATGAATAGAACGGGCTGTCCGGGGTTGTCGTACTACCGTAAGACTTTGAAGAATCTGCAGACAGATCTGACGTTACGAAAGATCCTCTTCCTGCCCTGGTTGATCCGCCCTGCTCTGTCGTAGGTGCTCCATAGGCTCTGTCTGGATCGAGCCTGTATGTGTATATCTCTTTTTGAATTGTGGCTCTTGCTCCACTCTGAGTGAGATCTTCATCTGGAGGTGCGCTCTGTGCAGGGTTGTCTCCGTCATCCCAGCCCGCAGACTTTAGAAGCATGCTTCCTGCAACGCTCTTGAGCTGCTCCAGCGTTATACCCGTGGCATTCTTGTCGTAATCTCCAAAATCACGCTGAGAAGTTGTGTACTGCGTATCATCGAGCTCTTGTGCTGTTGATCCTCTCTCAACGTAGACTTTTCCTCCAGGAAGCTGCGTCGGATTAAATCTGTTAAAATTCCTCAGAATCTGCTTGATAGGCCTGCCGGGCTTACCAGTATCCTCATCAGGTGTCTCTACGAGAACCCTTCCTAGTTTGTCAACTGGCGCGCCCTTGATATCGGGCAAGAGTGTATTCCCGTCGACTCCATTCACCTTGTTGACGACGCTATCGAGAGGTGTGTCAGTTGAGTCGAAGTATCCACTGTTTGAGTAGTTCGTATTGACACCTGATCCGTCTGACGGTGCGAAGACTATCTCTGCACTGGAGTTCTGCGCAGGCTGTATGCTTGACCCTCTTGCCGAGGACGGCGCCGTGATATTTCCGCCTCGCATAGGGAAGAAAGTATCAACGTTATCAGTAACATACTTCAAGTAATCCCCAAGGAGACCACGAGTCGTACCATCTAGATCAAGAAGCTCTCTGCGAGTTCCAGGATCGATACCGAGATCATCTTCTCCCTGATTTAATTGACCATCTCCGTTATCGTCAGAGACGACATAGGATATCTCCTGGCTACTGTAGCCATTGGCGTTTAGGAAAGACTTAAGTGTCTCTCTGCTCATCCTCGTCTCCTAATAGACTAATTATCATCTTTGCAATATCGTCAGACGACAGAATTGTCAGGGATTTCTCAAAGTGCTGAATACCTCTCATTGCCTCTTCCCTCTCTTCTAGCGTGAGAGAGGATAGGAAATTGTCTGGATTGAATGTCATGGTGCATCTGTTCCGGAAGTGAGTGCTGTAACTTCTGACAGCGATATTTCTTTAGAGGTTCCACCTGCTGATATCTCGAAGGCGCGTAGTGCTCGCTTCATATCATCAGAGAACTCTATCCTTACTGTCCTGGCCGTACCAGTACCTGCCGGATCCTGCTGGTATGTCCTTGTGTTCCCACCAGTCAGTGCTGAAGCAGATGGAACCGCGGGTGCTGGCGCTGGTGACTCTGGAACAGGGGCCGGAGCAGGTGATGCAGGTGTGGCTGGTGCAGCAGCTACCGCTGCCTGAGTGCCAGCACCTAGGCCAGATATACCTCTGATATCAGCTACTATTTGCTGTAGCTTCTTTCCGATCGAATCAGCAGTGAGGTCACCCTGTTTCAGGGGTTCTGTAACAGCACCCTTTAGTGCTTGAAGAACCAAGCCAGCAGGGCCTTTAATTTTATCTGACAGCGTATCTGTGAGTTCCTGGATTGCTGCTCCTGAGCTCTGGCTTAACTGTCCCATCGCTTCTGTGGAGATTCTTCCAGCAGCTGCGTTCATCTTTGCGGTAGCAGCAGCCGCAGCCTGATCAAGAGGATCTGTGAGGACAGCAGAGAGGTCTTTAATTGCTTCTTTAAATCCATCTGTTGCGTTGAGTATAGCCTGCTCTGTTGAGATCTGAGTCTTCTGATTCATTGTTTCGAGTCCTTCGCCAAGAGGACCGAATATCCTGTCGATATTTTCTACGCCGATACCGCTCAGTGATTCTGATAGCAAACGCTTCTGAGCGAGCGACAAGTTCTTAATGTCAATACCGGCGTCTTCGAAGGATTCACGCAGAGTGATGAGTACTTGCTCCTGGTCTTCGTTAGCCTGGTACATCAACTCCATCGCATCGAGATTGACTCCAAATGCTGCAGTCAACTTTCCAACATTTGATGCTGCACTCTCAAATCCCTGGAAGCCGCCCACAACCTGGTCTAGTTGCCTAAAGTCGATGCCGAGTTTCAACACCTGGGCAGATATTCTAGCGGCGGCTGCAGCACCTACATTTCCGAATCTGTCAGTGCTCTCCATCACCTCAGCCATTATTGGCATAAGTTGCTTAGCGTGGACACCCATGGCACTGCCAGCTGCCTGTGCTGCCGCAGCAGACTGCCGCAGAAGGTCTGTGTTCGCTTTTCCTGTCCTCTCTACGCTTCTCGCGATGAATGTAGAGAGCTGGTCTGTTCGCAGACCGAACGCCTTGCCTGAGAGGACAAGCTCTTGAGATATGACCTCTCCGCCGTCTTTCGCAGACTCAGCTGCGAGCAGGAGACCGTTCCTCGACTCATTCATGATCTCCTGGACGTACGTGTCGTAATCTCGAAGATAGTCTTTCGAGAGAGTTGCGACAGTCTGCCCGTTTACCTTGTATACTTCTCCTGCATTGTTCGCTGCAGCGTCGAGGTATTTCTGATATGCTAGGTTTGCGTTTACCGCTGCTGTGTTAGTCGTATCAGTGATGTTACCGATCTGTCCGCCGAACTTTCCCTGTATGTCCTGGAAGTAATTTGCCGTCTCACCTGCAAGGTTCTTGAAAATAGGGAACATCAGCTGCGATCGAGTAACCTCTGCGATCTGCACAGCATTTTTAGCTATAAAGTCGCCACCCTTGTCGAAATAGTTCGATATATCGAACATCTCGCCTATCTGTGCAGAACCGTCCTTTAGTAGCTGGACAAGGTCTCCGGCACCCCTCAGTAGCTCAGGATTCATGTCCTTCGCAGTTGCAAGCATGCCCTCAAGAGTCTCAGCAGCCTTGTCGATTGACTCCCTGTAGACTTTTGATGCTCTTGCTGCAGCCTCTTGAAAGTCTGTGGTAGACCTTGCTGTTCTCTCCTGCTTGCTACCAGCTTCTAGATCGTCTTCATCTTCGAGATCATATCCGCCGGCTCTGCGAGAAGTTCTCCCGCTAGAGCCTCTTCCATCATCTTCGATGATGTCTTTGATTCTCTCTACGTGCCTAGCAATCTTGTTCAGGATCTCAGTATAGTCTGCTTCCAAAGGATCCTCCATGTCTAAGTATCAAGGAGGATCACTTATCGAACTTCTTCATCATGTTGCTAGTGAATCTATCGATATCCCTGACGGAGGGTGCCTCTGTCTTGTCTTTCTTCTCGTGAGCCTTCTTGATATCTTCAAAGTCCTTGATTAACCTGTTTATAAGCCAGCGTCTGTACGGGATTGGCATTGCTCGAACCTCATTCCAGGAGATGTTGAGGTTCTTAACCAGAGCGTAGTGCTCTTCGAGAACGTTCTCGATGTGGTCAATCCCGAGGCCAAAAAAAGGACGCCCCCATTGGGAGAGATATTTCTGATGTCACAGAGCAGTGTAGGCATCGCATCTCTGTAGTCATGTCTATGCCAGGCTCGTTATCATCTATGAACTTTCGAAGCTTCCTAGAATCAAGAGCAGGCATCGATCGTATGAAGAGAGAGATCTCGTTCCTATCAGTCACTCCATCGACTGAGACGATGCTTCTCTCTAGTCGTGTTGTAACGTTATTCTCAAGAAGCATATCGGGCATCAACTGCTTCTTACGCTCGTTGATTGTAGAGATCTCCTCTTCGTCTTCTCCTGTAAGGAATCTAAACTGAACAAGCCTTCCACTAACAGGAAGCTTGAAATCGAAGCAATTCTGTCCGTGCCTAGAGGGCTCTATCTGCAGCCTCTTTATCCCCAGATTGGTGAGATCAAAGCTCTGAGAAGACTCCTTGTTGCACGATGGGCAGGAGGCCTTTGCACTATAGTCTGATCCGTAACCTGTGATCCTCACCGATACCATCAGAGCATTTCTATCTCCGACTAGCATCTTCTGGACTGAGATGTCCTTGTTGACAAGGCACGAAGCTATGAGGTGGCTTATCACAGTCCCTTGCTTTATCAGCGCTCGGGAAGTTAGAATATCCTCTTCCTTTGCGGTCATTGCCTTGATCTCAATCAGCTCCTTGTTGTGGAGCGGGCTGTCTGGAGGATAGACTGATCCCCGAGAAGGAACTGGGACTGCCTCGACAGGTACTTCCCAGGATATATTCCTGCTCTGCTGCTGCTGAGGAGCCGGCGCTCTCTCGCTCTTGAAAATGTCGTTCTTGCCCTCTCTAGCCATGCGAAAAACCCTCTAGAACAATCTGCTCTAGAGGGCGTATTTCGTAAACTCAATCCACTAAAACTGCAAAGTACATATATCGTAACGAAGAGTTAGTGATATGTTGGAGGCCTCTGATCCCTGGCTGTAGTCAAGATTGCTGAAGTTTGCGTTAGTTATGAATGCACCTTTCATGTCCCAAAGTTCAACGACTGTACCGATAGGGTCTAGCATCTTAATCTGGCAATCTCTCTTGTAGAAGTCTGCGTATCCAGCACGGCCTGACACAGATTCGTAGTGAGTCCTGATCCACTCCATAACCTGCTGTGCACCAGAGGGTGCTATAGGATCATGTAGCGTGATCTGCATTGTCTCGAATGTACCCCTTCCAGCAATGTAACGAGTCGCATTGATGTATGGGATAGTAAGAACTTCGTGCGATATAGTGGGTCTTCCCGCTGACTTGAGAAGGAATGAGTCGATGCCCTCTAGTGCGAAGATCCACCTAAAAGAACGCTTCGGCTCAAACTTGTTGGGAAGCATATCTGTGACTGATAGTGTCTCTGCCATAATTTCTCCTGTTTGGTCTCTTTCTTAACTATTCAGCTAGTATGTTCCCGCATTCCTAACTTCGAAAGTCAGAGATACGAATTCGATTGATCTAGTTGGCTGTACGTATATCTGACCTCTGATCGTGTTGTTCTCTATGTCAGCCTGTGTCGTGGTAGACGTGTCGATGACAACCTTGTAACGATCGAGACCGCTTCTCTCCTGTATGCTCTGCATTATAGGATTGACGAGAGTGCTAAATCTCTGGAGTGTCTCAGGTCTATTGGGCTCGAACAGAAGGCTGTTGCCCACATTCCTGACTGCACGCCTGATCTCTATAAT